GCATCCCTAACGTGTTTTCTCAGGTGACTAGACCTGCGCTCTATTACTTAATTATAATTCCATTAACGGATCGCTCCAAAAGTACGCTCCCCCCCCTGTGTCGTGGAGATGTGACCAAATGAAGTTTTCCAACTCTGCAGTCTGTTCTACAGTTAACCCATAAGCGGCGGAGAACCATTCCATTGTTCTCGGACTGCTCCCTACCCCAATGTGGTCATGCAAGTGAGCAATCCAGGCCATAGGGTCTGTGTTTGCTTCACCGCATTGTACCTTGGAATAGTAGTGATAAAATACTCTTGAGATGGGCATTATGCTGTTGTTTGGGTTCCCCAACTCATTGCCTTTGAGTCTCTCCAAAGTGGCAAATCCTTTATCGTTGTAGGTCCAACCGAGTTTTGTTATGCGGCGTTCCACCATAGGTACAAGTACCTGTGTGTGGTTGCCGTCAACTGTGCACGGTATGAACTCTGACGAACAATAAGTGGGATAGGCTCCACAACATTTGAATTTGGGTTTTAACCCGAGAACTGTTATAAAGGTTTCCATATGCTCCATGAATATTTTATTGTTTAAGACGCCCTTAATGGCTAGGAGGTTGTCATCTCCTAGACCGAGCATCTTAAAACTCACTTGAGTTTTATACTTAACGCTGTAGTCAGCAATAGCTGCTGTATGGCTAATGAAATTAATAAGTGTGTTGCCTACTGATGTGTTTTGATCTCCGCTTTTCCTAGTGTACGGGCATGAATACTTGTGGTATTTGCCAAACCCTTGGGTTGCTGACTGCTGTGCTAATGCGTTCCTCTCAGCCTTTGTTGGTTGAAAGTGGTCGTAGAACGCCAGCTCCCCTTCATGACACCACCGACCTTGGGTGGAATCAAACGCAGAGAAATCATCTTCAAAAAGCGTGTACCCATCGTGTTGCATGTCCTCAACCCACTGTCCAAGCCGCGTGGTGCTAGCCCCGGACGTGTATCCGAAAGTGGGCCAGGCACTAGCGCCTAATGACAGTGAGGCGTCGTTAAATGGACGCGATAGAGCTTTGCTAACACTATTAATGAAGGGACCGAGAACCACATTAACTTTGTTCTCTTTCAATGCTTGTATTCCCCGGGGTGCCTTGCTGGCTACTGGTTTACCAACCCCAGGTATAAGCACCTCTGCCTTGATAAAAAATTTCCGTACGTGGTGTTTCGTTTGCCACAAATTGATATCGTTCAAGTCATTCACATAAGTGTTATAATCTTGGCGTTTGGAAGGGAGAAGGTTGTTCACCCACTCATCATAATCCTGCCTTTGAAACTTATTGTGCATTGCTTG